TCGGCTCCGCAATCGTCGGCTTTTGTCGTAGCCGCGTGGGGCAGACGTTCCACGCGGACGAGCTCCGGCAACACGTGACGGCGTGCGTTGGCGCGGTGGCACCGGAGTCTGCGAACCGGGTGCTGAGGGACCTGCGCAAGCGTGGCGCTGTTGCCTACGAGGTGGTCAACCGGGCCAAGAGCCTCTACCGGGTGCACCAATGAGCGGTCGCCGTGCTGCGAAAGTGGACGCCAATCAACACGAAATCGTGGCCGCCTTGCGTGCCGTCGGGTGTTCCGTGCAATCAATAGCCACGGTCGGCCACGGATGTCCTGACCTTCTCGTGGGGCTTCGGGGGATGAACTGGTTGATGGAGGTCAAGGACGGAAGGAAACCACCGTCACAACGCAAGCTGACACCCATGGAGGCGGCCTGGGCGGCCCGCTGGCGAGGCTTGGTGCACGTGGTCGAGTGCGTGGATGATGCGCTGGCCATCGTGCAGCCAAGGGGACTAAGGGTGGTTGAGTGACGGAGAATGAGAAACAAATAAAACAGAAGCAAGAAATGCTCATCGCGCTGCGCGTTCTTGCCCTGGCCACAACGGACGCAGCCAACATCGAAAACAAAATGACTCTGCAAAGTTCTGTCGGGTTCATCTACGTGTCGATGATGGAAAAGGGGTTTTTGTGAGCGTTTGCAAGAAGTGCAAAAGCACTGGAATTGCGTTGGGCCCGGCGACACAGGGACAGGTCGACGAGGCGAATCCTGGAGAACGAGGCGCGCTTTGCTGCCAAAATCGACGGCTCTTTTCGTCTCGTCCGCCAAAAAAAGGGCGCTGACGGCTTGCAGTGAGGCTGCGGGAGCCCTAAGCCCCGCGCCTCCGAATACCGAACGCCCTCGAGTTCTGCTGCGGAAGTTCGGGAACCCGAACTAGGTGCACTGCAGCGGCAACCCCTCGCCGCGCGTCGCCATCTCCGTCTGCGAGCACGTCATCCTCTCCAGGGCGGCGGAGCAACGGACGTACGCCTCACTGGTGGCATCACTCAGGCTCGAGCCGCACCCGCCGGAAGCGCAACAGCCCTGAACGAAGTCGCTGAGGCACTTGGACTGCGAGGCCCTCAGTAGCCCACACGCGGATGCCTTGAAGCACATGGCTGTCCCGGTCTCCTGACACCCCTCCAGACGCGTGTGCGGGTATCGGCCGCAAGACGTCAGCAGAACGAGCAACGCAAGGCCGGCGGTGACTTTTTTCATGCGTCAACAGTGCACCAAACCCAGCGCCTTGTGGTTCGTGTTCCCGAACTTGGTTGACGTTGAAATAAAATGTGAGGCATAAAGTCGGCATGGCGAACCGGAAGAACGAAGTGAAAACACTGGGCGCAATCACCGTGCCCATTGGATGTGACTTCGAGTCCGTCGCGTCTGGGCAAATTGTCTCGATGCCCAACGACACTGAACTCCGCGCCCAAAAATTCTTCGCCGACATCGCTGCTGAAATGCGAAAGCCCCATTTTGGTGAACGCGGGCGCGAATTGATGGCCGCCATTCTGGTGCGAGCCGAAGAAGCCAAACTCTACACGCCGGAGCGCGAATGACACCTACCACCGAAGTGAAACCGAAACCCAGCGGCGCGACTGTCGAAGAATTTCCGCTGGCGACCAAATTGGTACACGCGACTTTTGTGTCATCGATTCCGTTTGGCGTGCAGGCGAGCTCGGTACAGGTCGGACGCAACTGTGACTCGATTGTGCCCGCCCGCATGGAGGCCGACGGCAGCCTGGTTTCGGTCGAGAAAGGCCAGCGCGCTGACGGCCTGATGATTCGCAAGCGCGTCCACCACCTGACGACTCACGCCAAGACGACGGCACAGACGTTTGTGCCGTGGGCCAACATCGTCAGCGTCGACTACGGTGCTGAGTGAAAACGGCGAAGGCGCCCGAAGTCTTTGAGGAAAATGAGAGCCCCCTCCCTCTCGCGACTCTTGGGGACGTGCAGCGCGCATTGGCTAAAGTGGCTCGGCAAATCCACTCAGGATTTCTGTCGCCTGGTTCTGGCATGGCGTGCACGAATGCCCTTGGAATGCTTGCGAAGGTGATGCAAGACCGACGCGACTCCAAGTGGATTCCGCGCGCAGAGCAAATCTGGGCAGAGCGTGAGGCGACGCTGAAGGCGAAGGCCGCGACCGCGCCTGTTGCTGCGGCAGAGCACTGACCAGCACCCTGTGAGCCAGGCCGGTCGAAAGATCAATGAGGTCTGGAGACAGCGGCAGCAACTCGCTTCGCCGTCGCCCTTCGACCTTCGCAAAGTCCTATTCGAGAAACAGCTCCCCTTCGGCCTCAGCCAAGCGCGCTACCAAACCGCCTGCTGCACGCGTCGAAGCGGGAAGACTGTCGGCGAGATTGCGAAAATCTTTGCCGTCGCCCGCGCCAAACCCGGAAGCGTGTGCCTCTACATCACGCTGAGCCGCGTCAACGCCGGACGCGTGGCATGGGATATCGCCAAGCAGCTCAACGCCGAGTGGAAGCTGGGCGGCGTCGTCGGCGAGGCAGAGCAGAAAATCACCATGCCCAACGGCACCCGCTGCTACTTCACGGGCTGCGCCGATATGGGCGAGATTGAGAAATTCCGCGGCCTGCCGCTCTCAATTGTCGTCATCGACGAGGCGCAGAGCTTTCCGACGTCGATGCTGGAGAAGCTCATCGACGAGGTGCTGACGCCCGCGCTGATGGATTTCTCCGGCATCCTGGTGCTTGTCGGCACGCCCGGCCCAGTGCCTGTGGGGTACTTCCATGACTGCGTGGTGTCGCCGGCGTGGACGCACTTTGAGTGGAGCGTCTTCGACAACCCGTGGATTAAGAAAAAGTCGGGGCGCGACCCACAAGAGATGCTTGCCGACGAGCTCGCACGCCGCGGGGTGACTGTCGACGACCCCGTAATTCAACGCGAGTGGTTCGGCCGATGGATTCTCGACACCAACAGCCTCGTCTTCCAATTCAACCCCCAGACGAACGCGCGAGAAGCCAGGACGCATCAGCACCACGTCATCGGTGTCGACCTCGGCTTTGACGACGCCGACGCCATTGCCGTGCTGGGGTGGAGCGACGACGCGCCCGACGTAGACCTTGTCTTTGAGCAGGTGATGGCCAAGCAGAACATCACCGCTCTGATGGGCCAGGTGCAGGCGGCCGTCACGAAGTACAACCCGCTGGCCGTGGTGGCCGACACCGGCGGCTTGGGCAAGAAAATTGCCGACGAGATTCAATCGCGGTTGGGCGTGCCCATCGAGGCGGCCGACAAGGCGCGCAAACTGGAGCACATCGAGCTGCTCAACGATGCCATGCGCACAGGTCGCTTCTTCGCGCCCGCAACGTCACGCTTTGCCCAAGAGTGCCAGCTCGTCGAGTGGGACCGCAGCAACCCCGAGAAGCCGAAAATCAGCGAGCGGTTCCACTCTGACATCTTGGACGCGGCACTGTACGCGTACATGCGGGCGCTGGCCTGGCTTTACGTTGAGCCGAAGCCTCCCCGCCCCAAGGTCAACACACCGGAATGGGTTGAATTGGTAGCCAAAGAACGGCTTGCCGAAGTAGAAGACTTATTCAGTAAGGGTTTGCAGGAAAACCGACGACAGGCGCACGAAGAACGAGAGGCGGCGCAATGGGATTGACCAAAGAAGCGGCGGTCGAAGACAGGGCGTTTTTCGAAGAGCACGTGATTCACGCCGCCCGCAAGTTTGCGGCCGACTACCAGGCGGCGCAGGTCAATCAGAACCACCCCTCGTGGAAGCAGCGGGCAATCGAATCCGTAAACAGCAAGCGCGCCTTGTTTGCTGCGGTGAGGGCGCTCAACCATGTGCTTGGCGACCTTGAGAAAGCCACAAAGGCCGAGACCCAGCCACTGGTGACCCCGTGAGCGACAAGAAAAGCAGGCTTGAATTGAACGGCGTCCAGCTTGGAACCATTTTGTTGGTCGACCATGCCACCAACTCGTTGAGCATGTATGAGCAGCAGCTTCGGGCGCTGGGCAACAAACACGCGGCCGATTCGCTCATCCGCGCCAGAGCGCTTCTTGATGACGAGCGGAAGTGGCATGTCGCCGAGTGGGAGCGGGCAACCAAACCGGTGATTCAATGACCCCCGAAGACATCACTAAACTCACCATTGCCGACGTTGAGGCCATCTGTGAACGCGCGGAGAAGGCCCTCTCGGCGTTTCGCGAGGCCCGTGCGGCACTCGGAGCGGTTGCGGCGCCCATTGCCGCAGAGAGGCCGCAGCTCGAGCCCGCGGTGGCCCTCAAGCAGAAGCTGACGCCGGCGGAAGAGGCGGAGAAGCGGCGGCTCATGATTGCGATTCGCGGCGAAATGCCACCCGAAATCCAGAGAGCGATGGGTGACGATTGAAAAAAGGCTACGAGCTCGGCGGCAAATACGCCCACGACCCCATCGGCAGCGACCAGCCGCGCGGGAAGAACCGCGAGCAGCGCAAGTCGGCACACGATGGCCCGTCATGGACGCCCACAGAACAGCACATCAAGAACGGGCTGATGCGCCAATTCATGCGCACCGGTGAAGGCGGCGGCATGGGCAACAGCAATGCCTACCGTGAAAGTCCTTTGTGGTGTCGACAGTGCTTCGGTCGCCGGATGGTGGCCGAAGGAAAGACGATGTGCGAGAAATGCGTGCAGGAGCAGCAAGCACTCGTTGATGAAATTCTGACCAAGCGTCGAGCCGATGCCGCCCATGCCCATGTGGAGTCTCTATGTGAGGCGGCGAGTGGCAAAGAATGTGACCATGACTGACGACAAACCCAAGACGGGCCTGGCAGCGTGGCTAGACAAATCCCAAGGAGGTCCCTCCTTCACGTTTGTGCGAATGGATGGCGACGACGCCATTTGGCAGGTCGAAGCACCGGGGCAGGAGCCATATTTCGCCAGTGTCGCGCCCTTCAGCGAGGTGATTGTTGTTGGGTCGTCTCCCGAAGTGGCAGACGATGACGCAACATGCGAAAAGCATGAAACAGAAGCAGTGCAGTAAATTGGCGTACCGTTTCACCTGGCGCACCGCAGTGACACCGACGTAGCGGAGGCCAAGTGGACGACTCTGACTTGAAAATGGTTGGCAAGCTTTGCGACGTACTGCGTGCGCGCGGCGTGTCGAAGTGGATTGACGACGGGAAGACCATCGAATTTTTCCCCTCGGTCGATTCGGTGCCCGCCAACGCCTCGCAAAGCGTTGACCCTGAGATGTGCCGCTGCGGCCACCCCGAGTACCACCACGTGAACGGGCTGTGCACCGCTGGCTGTGACGCTGAAAAGTGCCTGCCCCCTGAGGCGAAATAATGGCCCGGCGCAACGGTGAGCCGATGGACTACTCCAAGGGGCGCGTTCGCAACCCTGAGTCGAAAGAGCCGGCCAAGGAGCTCTCCAAGCGAACGCCCGAGGTGTCGGACCGTCGCTGGTGGGACTTCAAAGGCCGTCAGTGTGCCGAAAGCATCAGCGACAACGTCGCCTTTCTGCAAAAGAACCAGGGCGCCCGACTGCGTCAAATGGTCATCAGCTCTCGCCTCTACGGCAACCGTCGACTCAGCGGCGCGCTGGGCGGCCAGGGCACGAGACTGGTTCAGGCGCCCACGGCCATTAAAGACCGCATCACCTACAACGCGATTCAGTCGATTGTGGACACGCTGACCAGCACCATCGGCGAGACCAAGCCGCGCCCCTACTACCTCACCAGCGGCGGCGACTACCGGCAACAGCGCAAGGCCAAGAAGCTCTCACAATTCACGGACGGCGTGTTTTACGAGACGAAAACCTATCGCCTCGCACCCAAGGTCTTCCGTGACGCTCTGATTTGGGGCGCCGGGTTTGTGCACGCCTTCGTCCGCGGCGGGAAGATTCACCACGAGCGCGTCATGCCCAGCGAAATCTGGGTGGACGAAGTCGAAGCCCAGTACGGCTTCCCGCGCAACCTGAACCGCGTGAAGCTGGTTGACCGGGACGAGCTCTGCGGCGCCTTCCCGGAACACCGGAGCGCCATCCTTAATGCGACGAGGGCGACAGACACCAACGGCGCAGCGGGAATGAACATCGCCGACATGGTGACGGTCGTCGAAAGCTGGCACCTGGGCGCGCTTGGCGAGGACGGGAAGCTGCATGGCGGCAAGCACGCCATCGCACTGGCGTCGTCGTCTGACGGCGTGATGCTCTTGGAGCCAGAGGACTGGGAGCACGACTTCTTTCCTTTCGCGATGATTTCGTGGTGCGAGTCGACCGACGGCTTTTGGCCGCAGGGACTGTGTGAGCAATTACAGGGAGAGCAGCTCGAACTCAATAAAGAGCTCTGGTTTGTGCAGCGCTCGATGCACCTGGCCAGTGGATTTAAATGGCTGCTGAAAAACGGCTCGAAGGTCGTCAAAGAGGAGATCAACAACGAGGTGGGCGCCATCATCAACTGGGCTGGAGACACTGCGCCTCAGCTCATCGTGCCGTCGCCCATCGACCCGGTCTACTTTGAGAACATCAACAGAATCATCGAGCGCATGTACCGCAAGGCGGGCGTCTCGGAGTTGTCTGCGGGCAACCTCAAGCCTGCAGGCCTCGACTCAAAGCCCGCTCTGCGCGAATACAAAGACACCCAGGCGGACCGCCACAAGACTGCCGGCGAGTCGTACGACGACTTCTTTCTGACGCTAGCGAACATCGACCGCATTCTTGCGAAGGGCCTGAAGAACTACACCGTCCGCTCGCCCGCCAAAGGCAGCTTCAAACAAATCGACTTCAGCGACATCGGCGAGGTGGTGGACGAAGAGTTTGTGCTGCAGTGCTTCCCTGTCTCCCAACTGCCGCGCGACCCCGCTGGCCGAATGCAAACCGTCCAGGAGTGGGTGCAGGCTGGTTGGATTACGCCGCGTCAGGCCCGCCGCGCGATGGATTTCCCCGACCTCGACACCATCGAGTCACTGGCGAATGCGCAGGAAGACCTCATCACCAAGATTCTCGACGCCATCGTCGACGACGGTGAATATGAGCCGCCCGAGCCAACCGATGACCTCGCCTTCGCGAAGGAGACCGTCATCGAATACATCCAGCGTTACCGCGCGCTCGACCTGGAGCCGGAGAAGCTGGAAATGCTCCGTATCTGGAACCAGCAGGTTGACGAGCTGATGGCGCAGGCCATGCCGCCGCCCGACCCGATGGCTGCCGCCGGAGTCCCGCAAGGCACGCCACCCCCTCCCCCGCAGTCGCAGATGATGCCCCAAGCCGCTTAACGCCACACAAGGAGCACCAAAAAATGGAATTCATCGCCAAGTCAGGTCCCGCAAACTCGATGCACGGCACTGGCTCGACCGCCAACGCCAGCGCCACGACGACTCCCGCACCCACGGCCGCGCCCACCAAGACGCCAGCGGCTGCGCCAGTCGCCGCGACGCCGCCTGCCGAGCCGCCTGAGTTGGCCGCAGCCAAAGCCCTCCGCGCTGAAGCCGAAGCCAAGCTGGCCGCCGCCGAGAAGCGCGCACGCGTCAACGCCGCAGAGGCCCGCAAGTTCGCCGACGAGAAGAAGGGCATCGGCGCGAAGCTGTCCAGACTGAATGAGCTGGAGAAGGCGCAGGCTCACGCCAAGCTGAACCCCGCCGCATACCTGAAGCAGGTTTTTGGTGACGACTGGTACGACCGCATTGTGCAGGCGCGCGTCAATGGCGACGCCCCCACTGGCGACACCGTGGCGCTTGAGCTCGAGCGCGTGCGAGAAGAATTCAAGGGCCAGCTCGACGAGCGCGACAAGCGCTATGCCGAAGAACAAGCGAAGGCCCAACAGGCGTCAGTGCAAGCCGAACTGCAGCGATTTGCCCAGAGCGCCGCGGACTTCGCCGCAGCCAACACCAAAGACTACCCAATCTTCGAAACGCTGGGCGACGCGAAGGCCGTCGGCGACGTGTTGGTGCAACGCATTCGAGGAGAATTCGACCGCACTGGCAAAATCCTCACAATGAAAGAGGCCGGAGACGCCCTCGAAGCTCAATTGCTCTCAATTGCTGAAAAGGCTGCGTCTGCAGAAAAATACAGAGAACGCTTGACGCCAAAACTAAAGCCTGTACAGACTGCGGCCGTTACTGGCGCACCGCAGCTCCGGCGTACCGAAGTGGAAGTTCGGCGCACGTTGAGCAACGACCTGACGGCATCAACGCCAGGACGCCAGCCACCCCGGAACGACGACGAACGGCGCGCAGCAGCAGTCTCCGCCTTCAACGCACTGCACCGGTAAGCCGCGTCGAACGTTGGCCCGAAGGTCCTACCGCCGGTCACCCGGCACAAGGACTTCACGACGATGGGCCAATATCTCGACCTCCCGGCTGGCAACGCAGCGCTCAAAGAATGGTACGACGACCAGAAGGTCGAAAACCTCGCGTACGACGACAACCCGCTCTTGGTGATGATGCCCAAGAAGACGAACGCGACGGGTAAGTACATCCCGATTCCCGTCATCTACGAAGTCAACCAGGGCCGGTCGTCCAATTTCGCCAACGCGCAGGGCAATCAGACCCCCGGCCTCCTGGCTGAATTCCTCATCACCCTCCGCCCTGACTACGACGTGGCGACCCTGGCCCAGCAGGCCATGCTGGCGTCGCAGGATGACCGCGGCGGCTTCATCGACTTCGCCACCATGTTCGTCGACCTGGCGATTCAGGGCGCCTCGCTCTCCGCCTCGTCCTCGATGTTCCGCGCAGGCACTGGCTCTGTTGGCCAAATCTCCAGCATCACCGCTGGCGTCATCGTTCTGACCAACCCGGCCGACATCAGTCAGTTCGGCATCGGCCAGACCCTGCAGGCCAACAGCACCGACGGCGGCACTCCCCGCGCGGCGCTCGGCTACGTCATCGCCCGCAGCGTGCGCAACGGCACCATCACTGTGTCGGCCACCGCTCAGGGCGGCGCGGCTGGCACCCCCAGCGGCTGGACGACCTCCGACTTCCTCCTGGTTCAGGGCGACAACAACGCGAAGATGTCGGGCCTCTCGGCTTGGCTGCCTTCGACCGACCCCTCGAGCACCGACAACTTCTACGGGGTGAATCGCTCTGTTGACTCGCGCTTGTTCGGCGTCAGCTACAACGGCTCGACCCAGCCGATTGAAGAGGCGCTCATCGACCACGCGATGTTGATTCGTCGCGAGAAGGGCCGTCCCCGCCACTTCCTCACCAACTACGGCTCCGAGGCCGCGCTGCTCAAGGCGCTCGGCACTCGCCGCGAATTCGTTGACTGGGAAGGTGACGGCGAAATCAGCTTCCGCGGCGTCAAGGTGCAAGGCCCCGCTGGCCCGATTGAAGTCTTCGCCGACCGCAACTGTCAGGCCGCGACCGGGTACTTGCTGCAGCTCAACACCTGGAAGCTGTACTCGCTCAACGCGGTGCCGCACATCTTCAAGTACGGCCCCGAGGGCCTCGACATGCTCCGCGTTGCAAATGCTGACGCCGTTGAAGTTCGCGTTGGCTCGTACGCCAACATGGGTTGCGCGGCGCCCGGCTGGAACGGTCAAACCACGCTTCAGGTGTGAGTTGGGTTGATTCAACCAACCTCCAACTGAGAGACCACAATGGCCAACAGAACCTTTGAGCAACAGAGCCTGAGCATCCTTAAGCGCCAAGTGAGCGTCTGGGGGGTGTTTTCGGTTGGTGCGGCTGGAGCGGTGACGCTTCAGAAATGGAACTACCCGGCCCTGGGCGGAAGTTCTGTTTCACGCACGTACTCGGCGGCTCCAACTGGCACCGCCGGCATCGGGTACCCTCAGAACTACCAAATCGGCGCCGACTGCGTGAAGTCTGTGACGCGCACCGGCACCGGCCTCTGGACCGTGACGCTGCAGGACAACTACCAGCGCATGCTGATGTTGGAGTGTTCCGTCAGCATCGCCGGCGGCCTCACCAACATCGTCGCAGTGGGCGAAAACAGCACCATCAGCAACATGAGCGCCGCAAACGGCTCTGTGATTGGCGTGGCGCTGCTGAGCGCGAATGGCACGGCTGCGGACCCCACTTCCGGCTCAATCGTGCGCCTCAAGTTTGAGCTGCAGGACGCGACGGAGCCCTGAGCGATGGCCCTGAACTGCCAAGTCTCGCTCAGCACATCCAGCTACATGCCGGGTCAAACGCCCGTGCCCGTGGCTTCGCTGCTTGTGTACAACCCGAACGCTTCGGCGGTCGTCGTCACTGGCGCGATGGTGCACTATCGAGTGCAGGGCGCGACGCTTCCGACTTCGTCGACGGCAGCGCAGGGCAACGTGATTGCGCTGGGTGCGGGCCAAGTCGTCTCGGTGCCTTCCGCCAGCTCTATCAGCTTCCCGTTTGGTGTGGCTGTTGGCTCTGCCGCGGCCGGGTCTTCGTTCCAGTCGATGGGCAACAGCGCCGGCCCCGCGTCCATTAACGACCAACCCTCACAGCCGCTGCAATTCGTTCTGTTTGTCGGCTGCACCGTGTACGGCAGCGACGGCAGCGTGAACGAGGCCGGGGAAGCTCCGTTGCTGGTTTCGTACTACCCGCCGCCGCCTCCCGCGTTCCAAGGCGGCTACTACCAGTTTGCGTCTCCCAACAACTTCATCGGCTTCACGCCGGGGTGGCCCTGATGCCCGTCTCTCTCGCGCTTGCGAAAGGCTCTCCGGGGCCGATTGTCGCCAACCAACAGATGTTTTTCGTCGTCACAGTGACGAACAGTGGATCCGCAAGCGTCACCCTGCAGTCGCTGACGGTGAGCGAGTCCACTGAGTCTGACGCCAAGATTGGGGAAATCCCCTTCCTGACGCCCAACGTTCCCGCGGGAGTCGGCAATCCGACCATCGCAGCGGGCGCTTCCGTGAACTTTGGCTTTCCGGTCGTCTTCAACGGGCCGGGCATCGGACCTTCTCCTAACAACCCTGGTGGAGCAGCCCCGTTTTCTGGCGCGATGACGCCTGACGCCACTTTCATCTTACAGGCCCAGAGCCTGGTTTCTGACGGCACCGTCGCGTCGGTCAGTCTGCCTGTGCCGGTGTTGAGCTCGATTGCGCCGTTCCCGGTTCCCGCGGGTGGTGCGCTGTACCTCCAACAGGGAAGCAACTTGATGACCCTCGCTCTTATGGGCGCGCTGTAACCAACCGCGCTCCGGCGCAAAACAAAGGAACGAACAATGCCTTTCACCCCAGTTGTTGCACGAGACGGAAACAACGCGACGCAGTCGATGGGCGCTTTGCAGGACTCGGCGGGCGTCAACTACCCGCTGGTGTCGATGGATTCGGCCATGCCGACCTATCGCGTTGCCGCCAGCTTCACTCCCCATGCCACTGCAGCCGTCACCGTGTTGTCGATTCAGGGCAGCGCGACCAAAACCATTCGCATCAAGCGCGTGCTGCTCGGTGGTTCCGCCACCGCCCTGAGCTCCACCCTCTTCAGGCTCGTGAAGACCTCGGCCTTGGGCGCGGGCGGCACCGTCGTCACTCCCACCGTCGCCAAGCTGGACAGCTCGTCCGTCGCGGCGACTGCGGTTGTCTCGCACTACACCACCTCGCTGAAGGCCGCGGGCACCGCAATCGACGGCGACCTGGCTGACTTCCAGTTGTTCCAGACCACCGTCACCACCCCCACGGTGGCCTACGCCGAAATGCAGGCGGCATTCCCTGAGAAGGGCGCCGTCATCGGCCAGTCGATTGTGTTGCGCGGAACCTCGCAATTCCTCGAAGTGCAGAACGCCAACGGCGGCAACCTCGCGGCCGGATCCATCCTGCAGTACGTGATTGAGTGGCAAGAAGACGCCAGCTAATCACTGACAACCGACACGTTTTGTACTGAATAGAGGGTCGGGCAAATCTGCTCGGCCCTCTCTTTTTTGGTAAGGTGATTGCGTGGCCACTCTGCTTGAAATACGCAACCGGGCAAAGCAAGAGACAGACAACGTCAACTCAAGCTTTGTCAGCGACGCCGAGTGGAACAACTACATCAACAGCGCCTACTACGAGCTGTACGGCCTGCTGGTGCAGCTCTACAGCAACGACTATTACGTGCAGTCGCCCACGACGGGCTACACATTCACCACCGACGGCACAAACCAGTTTTTCGCGCTGCCCTCCGACTTCTTTAAGCTGCTAGGCGTTGACGTGCTGATTTCAGGCACACAATACGTTTCGCTTAAACCGTTTGCTTTTGGCGACCGCAACAAGCTCTCAATCACCAACAGCACCATTCCGGCGGCTGGGCAGACGATTCGGGTGTTCTACGTCCCCAAGCTGACCGAGCTCACGGCCGACGGCAGCGCCACGGTGAACATGGTCAACGGCTGGGAGGAGTACATCGTTGTCGATGCCTCCATCCGTGCCATGGCCAAAGAGGAGAGCGACGTCGGCGTGCTGATGGACCGCAAGCAGAAGCTGGCCAAACGCATCGAGTCTGAGGGCGAGAACCGCGACGCCGGCAACGGTCAGGTGACTGTCGACGTCTTCGGACGCCGTGCGCGCGCCATGCAGTACCGCCTCAACGGAAACAACCTCTGGCTGATTGGCAACAGCGCGCCCGGCTGGGGTCCGTTTGGCGACTGGGGCAACGAAGGCAGCGGGGGCGACTACTTGTGGTGACCTCCAATGCCTTCCTGAAGCTTCGCCAGCAGCCTGGCAGCGGCCCGGCATCGGGTGCGGCAGCACAGTCGACGCGCGTGCAGGACAACCTGAACGCGACGCTTCAGCCGATTTCGACGGCCGTCAACGGCACTCCGATGACCGGTACCGCGCCCGTGTGGATTGCTCTCAACCTCGGACCTCTGTGGGCCAATTTCGGCTCCGGTGGCGCCGTCGCCTCCTACTACGTGGACTCTTTCATGCGCGTCTGGGTGAAAGGACGAATCGTCACGGCGGCCGGCGCTGCGATTGGCGCGCTTGTGCTGACGATGCCAGCGAACGCCCGCACGTCCGACGCCCAAACCGTGAACTTGCCCTCCGACACCTACCAGGCCGCAGACATCAGCCCGAGCGGTCGAATCACGATGCGAACGCTTGCGGGCGCCGGGGCCATCGTTGACCTCTCTTTCACCTATCTGGCGGGTGGCTGATGGCTGTCGAAACCCAGGTCGTTGACCTGAAATTCACCCAAGGCCTCGACACGCGCACGCAGGACAAGCTCGTTCTGCCCGGCAAGTGGACCGACTTGCTCAACCTGACGCTCTCCGAAAACAACACTCTGCAGCGCCGAGACGGGTGTGAGCCGCTGGTGGCGACGGGCAACGGCAACGGGCTGGTGGTGGCGGGCAACGAGCTCTTGGTGGCAAACGGGCCGTCTCTGTCGTCTGTTTCGACGGCGGCCTCGAGCCTCAATGCCGTCACCGGCTCAATCGGAAACGTCGGCATCACCAAGAGCGAGCTGCGGCGCAATTCAACGCAGCAGCGCAACGGAGACTGTGCGACTGGTGGTGGGTACACCTGTTACGTCTGGACCGATGCGTCGGGTGGACTTCTTGTAAACCAGACGGGCGTCAGCGTGATGCTTGTTGACTCCGTCACCGGGGCGCACGTCATTCCTCCGACCGTCATGCGAACGGGGTCATCAGTTACGCCCGTGAGCGTCGCCTATGCTGATGACGCTTTTTTCATTTTCTACCTTCTGGATGTCGCACTTGCTCCGCGAAAAATGTATTGCCGCGTGATTCAGGCATCGGCCCCCTCGATTCTCGGCGCAGAAACGACCCTGATTTCAGACATTCTTTTACCGGCCGTGAATTTCGACATTTGCACATGGAAGGGCTCCGGGCCGCCTGACGAGGTGGCTGTTGTTTATCGGTGGCTCGACCCTGGGGCTGGTGCCGCGTCCGTTCGTTTCATTTCTGTGGGGCGCGTTGCGGCCACTCCTTCAATTGCCGTCGGTCCCGTGGATTTGGTGACCAACGTCGAAGCGACAGCGGCGGGCATTACCGGCGTGGCGGTCTGTGCGGACAGCACGAATGCCAACGTTTTCGCCTTCGTCATGACCAACGCCGGGACAGCGCTTGGTTCAAGCTTTCTGGTTGTTGATGGAGGCGGCGCAATCACGACGGCCCTCACGACTTTTGACGCGACGGTGAGCGTTACGACGGCGGAGTGTCACATCTGTGCGTGTCTTGACGGTTCCAATATCCGCGTCTTCCGAGACTTTCAGTCAGAATGGGGAGTGGCCGGTTTCAACGGAATTGTGACGACGCGGGTCAATGCTGGCGGCGTGGTCTCTGGCCCGTTCAACCTGATTGGCAGTTCCACGTACAACGCCACTGCGAAGGGTGTTCAAGGCCCTTTCATTCACGGCAAGCCATTCTTCGTCCCTGTCGGCGCAGCTTCGAGGGTCTACCTGCCTGTGTGGATCGGCAGCTCCTGGCAGGGCAACTCGCTTGCAACAAGCAATGCGAGAACCTTCAACCAGCAAAACACCTTCTTTGTGCTCGACTGTGGCAGCTCCGACGCCGCCATGATTCGTGGTGTTGCTGTGGGCCGCGCCTTGGCCGGAAGCTTTGGGGTCTCATCTCTCAACAACCAAGCCCCGCAGGTGCGCACGCCGTGCGCGTCGCCTCAAATCGGCTCGACTGGTGAGTTTTTTACGGTAGCCACAGAATTCTCGCTCCTGACGCTCTCCGGTAGTGACGCAAATATTTCGCAGCCGGGCCTCATTCGGTTGGACATGACGCCCAACTTTTCGTTGCCGCCGATTCCTGCGCGGCTCGGCGAGTCAACGTACTTGGCCGGCGGCAGTCTGGCCGAATACGACGGACTGCGCACGGTGGAGCAGGCGTTCCCTGAATTTCCTGAAGGCATCTTCATCACGGTTCTTGGCGCTGGAACGGGTCTGGTCACTGACGGGGTGCATCAGGTTGCTGTTGTGTATGAGTGGATTGACAACGCAGGCCAGCGTCACCAGTCGGCGCCCTCTCCGGCTGTGCAGGTCACCGCGAACAGCGGCGGGGCAAACACAGGAAGCCTCGTTGTCACCGTTCCGACCATGTTGATGAGCCAAAAGGTTGCTGGCGAGGTCAAGGTGGTGGCGTACATGACCCAGGCAGGCGGAATCTCTTTCAACCGCGTGCTGCGAGACAATGGCGTCATCGGCGACGTTTTCAACAACATTGGCGCGGCAACCGTCACCGTCACCATCGACGATTCCGACGCGACGATTGCGCAAAATGAATTGCTCTACACGCAGCCAAACATTGCGGGCACCACGCTGCGGAACGACCCGCCGCCGCCGTGCAGCTACGTCGCGAGCGCTCAAAACCGCCTCTTCTTTGATGTGACGGACCAACCCCTGCAGTACGGCTACTCGCAGGAGTACGTCAACAACCAGGGCCTGCAGTTCAGCAGCAACTTTCGCAACACGCTGCCGGCGGAGTCGGGCGGCTTCGTCGCAATCTCCGAGATGGACGAGAAGGTCATCGTCTTCGCGCGCGACCACATCTACGTGCAGTACGGCACCGGGCCCACTCCAAGCGGCGGGTACAACAACTACCTGCGGCCTCAAGACATTCAGGCCGACGTAGGCTGCAGCGACTCACGCAGCCTCCTCCCTGACTACCCCGGCGGCATCATCTTCAAGTCTAAGAAGGGCTGGTATGTCCTCGGGCGAGACCTCTCGACCAAGTACATCGGCGAAGGCGTGCGTGACTTCGACTCTCTGGCCGTGCGCTCCGCGGTGCTGCTGGCCGACCGACAGGAGGCGCGCTTCCTCCTCTCCGACGGCACCACGCTTTGCTACAGCTATTTGGTCGACCAGTGGAGCTACTTCCAGCCCGCTGCGACACTCTCCTATGTGCCCGTCTGTGGCGCCTGGTGGCCGCGTGCTGACCTTGCGGCGGGCGGCGTTTACGCGCACGTTTCGCTGACTCAGGGGCTCAACAAAGACACGCCCGGCTCATACACCGACCGCGTCGCCGCGTTGTCTGTCGCGGTTCCGACGACGCGCGCGCGCACTGGGTGGCTGCGCATGTCGCAGCTCGAGTCGTTCCAGCGCGTGAAGTGGCTCTACCTGACCACCACCTTTGGCGACGCACCCACCAGTCTGCTCGACGTCAGCGTCGACTACGACGACGTCTACGGAGGCGGCGCACCTGGCTCGTACACGGCCCAGTTTGACCTTGCCGTCAGTCTCTTGGGTTCCTCAGGTCAGGCCGGAGACATTCGGCACAAGTTGCGACGCCAGAAGTGCAAGTCAGTGGCCTTCACCTTCACGGAAACCAGCTCCGACCCGGAGGTGTTGACCGGCATGCAGGCGTTGGCGCTCGAAGTCGGCATGAAGCGCGGCATCAACAAACTCTCCGCAGTACGAACGGGGTGAAACATGGCTGACCACACTGGCGAAACACCCCACGTAAAAGCGTCGAACAACACGTTCTACTGGGACGACGGCACGATGCTCACGCCGGACGAGCTCGCGCAGAACGCCGACATCATCAATCAAATCAAGGAGAGCCGCCCCGACCTCTTTGGCGCAAAGAACCCTGACGGCACCTTTGGCGGCACGAGCAACAACGTGCAGGCCGCCAGCGTCGGCACCGCTCCGCTGGGCACGTGGGTAAAAACCATCCTTGGTGACCTCGGCGGGATTTTCGGGACGAGCGCGGGCCAAACCAAAAACACGGCGCCAGGTGCGCAGCTCGACACTTCGTTGGCTGACGCAGAAAGAGAGCGCACCGGCTCCCTCCTTGCTTCTCTCCAGCAACAGGCCGCCACCGGTGACGGCGCGTGGCAGGAGTCCTTTGCCAATGCCACCAAGGCGGCCAGCAACAACGCGCAGGCACTCGGACAGTCGACGCCGGGAGTTGGGTACGCGTCAGGCCTTGCGAACATCGCAGACGCGCAGGGAGCTGTTGCTCAGAAGGCCGTGGGGCAGGAGGCGGAACTCCGCGCCAAGGCCAAGCAGGATGCAGCGCTTAAGGCGTCAGGCCTTTTGGCTGGACAGGGCGCTGGCGACGTCACGCAGGCCACACAGAGCGCGGGTGTCAACCAGGGGCGTCGTCAGGCGAACGCCGCGCTTGACGGACAGACGACTCAGAACACGCTGGGAACGCTGGGCAGCATTGGCCAGGCATTCGGCGTCGGTGCAAGCCTCGCGACCGGAAAGCCGCCCAAGCTGAGCGACGGCGGCCATGTCCCCGGGCAACCTCGGACCTTTGGCGACGACGAGAAAAACGACACAGTGCCGGCCTGGCTGTCTCCTGGCGAAATTGTCCTTCCTCGTAGCGTAGCCAAGGCGCCGAATGCGCCGGAGGCTGCCGCGCGGTTCGTCGCGTCACTGAAGGCCTCCAAGCCCTCAACCGAGGTCGGCCACTACGACGAGGGCGGCCAGGTTCCTCCGCCCAAAGTGCCCGTGCCGGTCTGGAAGGCAGGCATGGCGGACAGCAGTGCCGGTGGAATCACTGAGGGTGAGAACGCCAACTGGGTCGCCGGCTCGCGACAGGCCCCATCAATCGAAAACGGTGGCCTCCTTAACACTGCGCAGGCGGACCAGAGCCGGATGGCGAACATCGCCAACGACGTCAACTTCACGAATGCGCTCGCCGGCAGGGGGCCCAGCGTCGCGCCCACGCAGACACAGGAAGCCACTGACAACTCAATCGCCAGCGCGCTGCAGGCGCAGGCGGGGCGAGGCGCCGGAAACGCTGCGGCTGCGGGCTACGGAGTCCAGGAGGCTGCCGCCAGGGGGAGTGCGGCGGCCGGGAAAGCGGGTGAGACGGCTCAGGGCGAGTCGAATCAGGCGACCAGCGCTCTGATGAGGTCGCTTGCGGGTCAGCGGGACCGCGACCAGGCCCTTGCGCTTGCCCAGCAGCAGGCCGCTTGGCGCAACACGCAGCTCAACATGGGCATCGGTCTCGCTCAGCAGGCTCAGCTACGAAACCTGTTGAGTGGCGCGGGTCAGGGGTTGAGCGCTCTGGCATCGACGGGCGCCTTTTCTGGTGGTGATGACGGTTTTGACGCGGGCGAGCCCTCGCGTCAGAAGGAAATCGACGCCGCTTTCGACTCCGAAGACGGCTTTGCGATGGGCGGCGAAGTCATGGCCGAAGACGAGAAGCGCCGCGCCCGCGACTTTGTCGCCTCACTCAGGGGGATGAATGCCTAGACCGAGAATGCTTGAGGAGCACCCCACGCACTTCGTAATGGACGATGGCGGCTCGCGGTTTCGCGTGCCACGTCAGGGGCTGTCTGAGCGCACGGAGGCGATGATTCGCGGCTCTGGCGCCAAACCCAAGTCCTACGCCGTTGGCGGTGGCGTCGACGCACTGCCTGAGCGCATGGACGCCGGGCCCGTTGCCTACGCCGTGGGCGAGCAAGGTGCGCCGCCCATCGACGAACCCGCGCCGCTGCCGGTTCCGGGGATGGAGATGCGACCGGGCGACAGCGTGCCGCCTCCAGGCCCCCAGTACGCGCCGCCGATTCCGATTGAGCAGGAGCGAGCGTTGACTGCGCCCGTGCCTGAAATGGTGATGCCCGCGGCTGCGTTGCCGAAGCCCAAGCCGAAAGTCATCGAGATGCCGGTGGAGCCCATTGTCGGCAGAAGCCAGATGGAACTCGCCCGCGAAGACATTCAGGACGCGGAGACCGAGAAGGCTGCGGCGATTCAACAGAAGGCGGACGCAGAGGCGGCTTTGTATGCCGCACACGACAGGCAGTTGAAGGACCAGGCGGCTCTTCAGCAGGAGGTCGTAAAGCAGGGCCTTCGCAAGGCGGACGAATTCATGGCCGGCATTCGCAAGGCCAGAGACGATGCCGCGAAGATTGATGTCACCGTCGACCCCGGTCGATTCTGGGCGACACGCACCACAGGACAGAAGATTGCTGGAATCGTCGGGCTTGCCCTTGGTGCTCTTGGCGCCGGAAACGACGGCGTCAACCGTGCAGCCGGGATGCTGCAGCAGGCAATCGACCGCGACCTTGAGGCCCAGAAGGCCGAACACACGATGCGCCTTCAAAAAGGCAAAGAGGCCGTCGACACCGCCTCTTCGTTGTACGCCATGAATCGCCAGATGACTCAGGACGAAATCGCGCTCAACGCAGCCAACAACGCGAGCGCGTGGGCCATCATTGAGAACCAATTCAAGAAAGCCGAAGCCACCGCACAGGGGCCGATTGCGCAGGCGAACGCAAAGGCCGGCGCCGCGATGGCTCGTCAGAAGGCCGCGGAGTGGGATGACGGCGCGAAGAATCGGGCGCTCGAAATCGGCATCAAGCAGGGCGAGCTCGGGGTGCAGCAGTACAGGGCAAAGACGGACCGTATGAAGCTTGAGCAAGACAGGGCGGCAGCGGCGGCCTCTGCTGGCGTCCCGGCTGTTGACGAAAAGGACGTGCAGAAACTGGCCAAGGAGATCGGCGACGACCCCGCCACGATTGGGGCCGGCATAAAGCGCCTGCGGTCGATGATTGCCGGGAAGGACGACATCCCTGGAATTGGGAAGTTTGACAGCGTCAGGCCCGACCTCTTTCAGTCCGACGAGGGAATCAAGATACGCGACCAGGCGCAGGACCTGGCTGACGTTCTCCTTAGAATGCAATCTGGAGCTGGAGTCTCCGACAAGGAGCGGGCGAACGCATACCGAAAGTACGGCATCAACGGAGCAGATGAGCGCGCGTTCATCAACGGAATGGAGCGCCTAGAGGCCGACCTCAAGGCAAAGCTTGAAGCCAAAAAGGCCGGGTTTACTCCCGAGACCGTCCGTGTCTACGAGTCGCGAGGCGGCACCAGGGTCGGCGAGCAGAGTGAGGCCAGTCCTGCGGCCAGCCAGTCTGGAACGGTGACCATCAGAAGCAAGAGCGGAAGCCTTCACGAGGTTCCGGCCGCTGATGCTCAACAGGTCCTTGCCAACAACCCAGGCAGCGAGGTCGTTCGCTGATGGCTGGGAAAAGCTACAAGCTCGAGGAGTACCCACAGGCGAAACCCAAGAGCTACAGGCTCGACGAATACCCTTCGGTCAAGGCTCCCGCCACGACAGAGGAGAAGCTGCAGGCGTTCTCTCGCGGCGTCGGCCAGGGCGGCACGTCGTCGTTTGGTGACGAGCTCTCCGGCCTCATGGGCGCAGGCCGCGAGCTTGCGGCGCGCTATCCGGTTTTGGGTACGCTGGCCACTTCGGCGGCCGGGCTGATCAACCCTGCCTTGGCCGTCCCTGGCGCCTTCGCCAACCTCGGCGCCCTTTCAGAGCTGGCAGCGGGCGAGGGTGAGCAGCAGGCCGGGAAAGACCTGCCCGAAGCCCTGGCCGGTGCATACCGGGAGGCGCGGGATTCTGACCGCAAGTCAAACGCGGAGGCGGAAAAGGCGTCCCCCGGCGCCTACCTGGCCGGCAATTTGGTGGGCTCGATTGCGGCTCCCAACCCCGTTAAGGGCGGCAGCATTCCAAACCTCATCAAAGGCGGCGCGCTTCAGGGCGTCGTCGCTGGCGCAGGCTTGGCGAATGAGGTTGAGGACATACCGAAGGACGCGCTTGTGGGCGCAGGGCTGGGTGGCGCTGGTGCGGCCGTCCTCGGCGGCGCGGCGAAGGCTCTTCCCACTGCCGCAGGCCTCGCGAAGTCAGCCAAGCGCTTGGCTGTGGGTGCTCTTGGTGGGACCAAGGGTCAAGCAGAGAGGATGCTGAAGGCGGGCCAGCTTGACGACCTGGGCGAATGGCTGCTCAAAAACGAGGTCACCACGCTTGGGGCCAACGCGGAGTCAATGGCGCCCAAGGTTGGCGCATTGGTCGAGAAAGGTGGCGCCAAATACGACGCTGCGCTTGCGGCCTTGGACGAAGCGGGGGCCGCCACCCAGAGAAAAGAAATAGCTGAGGGCGCTGGCCAAATCGCAAAAAAATACGCTGACCGCGCCAACCCCGGAGCAGGCACGGCAGAAAATGCAATCGCCGGCTGGCAAGAACGCCTGCTCAAAAAGCCGGCCGCAGCCCAAGCGGAGATAGAGGCGGCCCAGGAAGCGCACCGCGCAGCCAAGGAGGCAGCAGAGGAGGCCTACCAAGAAGCCATCGAGACGGAAACCAAGGCGCACGCTAAGGCCACCGAGCGCTACGAGAAAGCCTACGCCAAATTTGCCAAGGAGTACGACGCCGCGCAGGGCAACGGCAACAAACTCCGCATTTCCAGCAATTTCTCGAAGAACGGACCAAAGGACCCGGGACCGCTCGACCTTTCGTCAATCAAGAAGCCGGAGGTGCCCCCGCTCGACCTCTCAAAATTCGCGCAACCAGAGGAGGTGGGGACCCTTAAGCTTTCGCAACTCGAGGCTGAAAAGTCGGCGCTGAATCGAGACTGGCTCTCTGCGCTTAAAGCCAACGACCCTGCCGACAAAGCGGAAGCCCTTGCGACTTTGCGCACTCGCCTCAAGAACGAGGCCGAAGCCCTTGCGTACGCGACCCAAAACAAGCAGGGCCCCGGCAGCACGATTGCCGATGAATTCATGGCGGCAAAGAAGGAGCTCGGCAGCGCCCTGTCAGCCAACGAACTGCTGAGTCAGAAGGTCGCGCGCAACGTCGTCAACCGTGACATTTCGCTCACTGACACGGGCGCCGGTCTCGCTGCAGGCAACGCTCTCTTGGCGCGCGGAGAAGCCCCGATTGAGTCGTCGCTCAAGGGCTACCTTGCCGCACTGGCGCACAAGCAAGTCAGAGAGCGCGGCGCCGCCACTGCAGCCCGTCTCGCATGGGGCGCCTCCAGGGCGATCGAGGCCCTTCCTGCAGGCGCGAGAAACGCGCTCAACGCCAACACCATTCCGGCCATCTCCAGGTTCGCGACCTCTGTTGCCAACCAACAAGAGACGGCCAACTACGGCAAGGAGCAGTACCGCGTCGAAATGGTGAATCAGACGCTTGGCTCCGCTGGCGCCCGCAAAATGACGAGGGCCGTCGCGGCCAACCCCGGCCTGCAGGAGGCCACCGCAAAGCACCTGGCCCCGCTTCTCGACAGCGAAGCACCTGGAGCGAGTCCGCCATCTCGACAGGTCACCGAAAAAGACCTGGGCGACCAAGAGCTAGCCGCAGAAGGCCTGAGCGCTGCCGGGGGGCTCGGCGCCGTCATCGGGAAATCAGCCCCTTCGCCGTCCGTCGCCCCCAAGTCCCACCTTGATGCCGAAATCAAACGCACCGTTGGAGTGCTTCAGCTTGGCGCCGCACTCGAAAAACAGCACGCCGACATCGACCGCAACATCGGCAAAATCCTGCGCGGCGAGAAGGCCCCGGCGTCACCCACCAAGGCAGTGCAGGGTACCCAAGATTTCGGCGGCAAGCGTCAGCGCAAGGACGCCAAGGCGGCGCATGACCAACACGTCAACGACCTCTCGAGCCTTGCCACTGACCCCAACGTTCTCCTGGACCGCGTGGCGTCAAACCTTGGCGACATGAGCCACGTCGCGCCAGGCATTTACGGCGCCCTTGTCCGCCACGCCGACCGAGCCACCAAATACCTCGTCGAACAATCGAAGCGCCCACCCAAGGCGGGCCCGCTCGCCGCCGAGTGGCATACCAACGAAACGGAGCGCCACCTTTTCGCGCAAAAGCTGGAGGTGGTGCAGGACCCCATGTCCGTCATGCGTCACGCCGCCGCCGGCACCCTCACCCGCGCGCAAATGGACGCCCTGAAGGCCACCTCGCCACTCTTGGCACGGCAGATTTCGGACGCCGCCCTGATGCGTCTGGCCGACTCCCCCAAGGGCATTCCCTACCGCGCGAGAATGGCCCTAAGCCTTTTGACCGGCGTCGACGTAGATGGCACTATGGGTGCCGCGATTGCCCACAACCAGGCGGCAATCCAAGGCGCACGCGGTAAAGCAGGCGACACGCAAGGCGCACCTTCAACCCCCGGCAGTGACTCAAAAATTACGCTCGCAGAGCGCACGGCGCTGCCCAGTCAACGCCGCAGCATGGAGGCTTAAGTGGACTACCCCAAAAACAAGCACGCGCACGCCGAAAACGGAATGTGCCGGTACTGCGGCGGCGAGGTTGGCGACGACGGGTATTCGCGCATGATGGGAGAGGCCGCTCTGGCCGAAGGCTCTGGCGAAGTCTCCGAGACAATCGGCGGCAACACTGCCAGCCAGACGGAACCGGAGCAGTACGAGGCGGCCGAAAAATCCCGTGACGCGGCGTTCTTGGATGCCATCAAGAATCGGCGGAAATAATGGCCGGCCCAGCAAGACCCTACACGGAGTTTGACCTCCTCCAGGCGCTGGACGGGCAGCCGCAATACCTCGGCGTCCTTGTCTCCACCGGCGCCGCCGTCAACAACGCCACCACGGCCACCCCCTTCAATCAGACGCCACAGGGCGCGCAAAATCCGTCGTCGCCCGGCACCACGCAGCTCCCAGGGAACAACGCAGGCACGCTCGCGGGCAAGGTGTTGCTGCTGCAGACGACCGCAGCAGGCTTCGTGCTGGCGGGCGCCTCTCCGGCCATCACAATCACCAATCAGACTCTTCCGACCGGAATGGGGCTGATTCCGGGCACGGCGCTGGCCTCTGGCGAGCGCGTCATCATCACGATGCTCTCCAGCTACGGGTACCTCCAGTGGCTGCCGGCGACGTCGGGCAACCTGTTCGTCTGGGAACTCACCTAAGGGCAGCCGATGTCGTTGCCGACGCCCGAGAAGACTTGGCAGTACGCGCACCAAACCAACACGGTTGGGGCGACTCTTCTCGAGAGCTACCAGAAGGCGCTGCTCAGCATCGTAAATGCGATGATTTCGTTTCCATCGCGGCCGTGGGTGGTAGTCGCCTCCTCCAACGGCGTCGTTGCGAACTCCTCCAACAACTGGAATTCCCCCAGCGACCTCGTCTTTTCTGCGGCCGGCGCATGTAGTTGGATGCTCCTTTCCCAGCCCGGAATTGCCGACAACTACCAACTCCTGCTTTCGTGTCGCGTCACGGCGAGCACCTCTGGCGACGAGATGCGGACCAGTGCCTCACATGTCGGCGGCTACACTCCGCTGAACTCAACCACAACGGTCCCGGCGGCACCGGTGGGCTCAGAGTACGCGGTCTCTTCTCCTGTCACGTATTGGTTCGACGTTTTCGGGGCCGCGTTCGCCTCTGTCTGTCACGTGATGATGTCGACTGACGGCTCAATCACGAACTGGATTTTGACAGAGGGCGGCTACAGCAAGGCCTTCCACTCCTTCTTTAAGATGGCTGACCCGGTCACCGGCATCACCGACCCAAGCCTGATGGTTCGAATCGGCGGCGCCCCGCCGGCGTCGAGCGTTCTCCTTTCGACCTACCTCACCGGCTTTCACAACTTCGTCGCCGGCGCACAGGCGGGCACGGTCAGCCGGTACTTCCTCTCCAGCGAGGCTATTAACGCTCTCCTGGGCCGTACCGCCGAGCGCAAAAACATCGTCAGCGGCGAATACATAATCAACCCGCTTGGCGCGACATGCGACACAAACACCATCGAGGGCCGTCACTGCAGCCTGCGCGACATTTGGTACGGAGCAACTGACGTGTTGGTTCCAGATGGAACTGGCTACCCCTCGGACGGCACGGCCCAGTTTCGTCAGTTCGGCGACGTCGTGTTCCCGTGGGATGGCACTGCGGTTCCTGGAATGGTCGGCGCTGCGGCCAACGTCGATGGGTACCTGGCGGGCTTCTCGGACCCAGCGTCACCCGTCGTCAACCTTCCTGCTGGTGCGGTACAGGCCCTCGACGGCATGCCTCAGTTTCTCGGCGTGCTGACGTCGTCGGGGTCGGCCGTCAACAACGCCACCACGGCCAACCCCTTCAATCAGACCGCCCGAGGCCCCGTGAATTTCTCGGGCACCCTGGCGGGCAAGCGTCTCATGTTACAAACCAGCGCAGCCGGCTTCGTGCTCCCTGCGGCCACCACGGCCCTCACGATTGCGAACCAAACGCTGCCAACGGCCATGGGCCACGCCCCCGGCACCGCCCTGGGAGCGGGCGACCGCATCGTTATTGACATGCTTCCCAACTGGGGCTTTCTGCAGTGGCTTCCCGAGTCGGCCGGCAACCTCTTTGTGTGGGAGCTTGCCCAATGAGCGCCAGCGACGGAAAGCCCCCCACGACGCCTCCCGCACACGTTCGCCTTGCGCGTCTTGAGGGTCGCGTTGCGACGCTCGAAAAGCTGGGCGGTGACGACTACGCGGAGATTCGCAAGCTTTCCGACAAGATTGACGCCCACCACCTCGTGATGCTCGATGCCGTCGGCCAGTTGGCGCGCATGCTGGGCGGAAAGCTGAAGCCATGAACGACGACATGCTGCAATCAGACGGCGTGAAGATTGGCGGCTCCGCCGTGCTGACTTTCCTGGTCTCCGAGTTTTGGCGCAAGATGCGCGGCAACGAGAAAAAGGTCGACATTGCGGAGGAGGCCTGGCGTCAAGAGATGCGCGCCATGGTGAGCTCGCTTCGTGACTCCATGGCTGAGGTCAAGGCGTCCATCGCATCCAATGCCAAGGACATCGCCAGCCATGACAAGGAGCTCGAGAACCTCAAGGAACGCATCGTCGGGCAAGCCGACTTCTACCGGCAGCAGCTTGAGCTGATTCGCGCAGAGGCAAAGGGTCTGAAAAGTGGTTGAGCCTTGGCTTCAGCGCGCGGCGTGGCACACCGTCACCGCTCCCGCAACGTGCGGCACCCTTGAGCGCTCTCCTGCGTTTCTTGACCGCTGCATTTCTCAGTTCGACGTCGAGAACGCAGAGCGCTACCGGGCCAACGCCAAGCAGACGTGGTGCAACATTTTCGCGAGCGACGTCACCAAGGCCCTCGGGTGCGAGATTCCGCACGTGATTCTTAAGGGCGCTTCGTGGGCGGAGCAGTCGGCGAACGACATGTTTGACTGGATGTTTTCCACCGGCATCCTGTTTCACGGCTGGCGCGAAAGCGGGCCACGTGAGGCGCAGGCGTTCGCCGACGCTGGCAAGGTGGGCGTCGCGCTCTACAAGAACAACGGTCGCGGAATCATGGGTATCGGCCCGCGCTTGCCTGGACACATCGCCGTACTGACGCCATCGCACGGGCAAGACGGCGTGTGGATTGCCCAAGCTGGCCGCGCCAACTTCCGCCGTGCACCTCTGGCGATGGGTTTCGGCACTCTTCCTGTTCTGTTTTTCGTGCACGACTGACGCAATGAGCCTCAAAAACCCCCACCGGCTGCCCGGCAGCCCCAAACTAGGAGAGCCTGCAATGTCCGACCCCGCGACCCCTGCCACCGAAGTAAAGTCTGTCGCCCCTGTTTCGCCCACCGGCACCCCCGCATTCGGCACTGCCTGGGCGCCCGTCGCCGCAATCGTCGTAGGCGTCGCCGCCATCATCCTGGGCTTGCCTGCCATGGGCGTCGCGCTGCCGCCGATTGTGCTGACCATTTGCGGCGGCATCGTCTCCTTTGGCGCTGTGCTGGGCATCGTCTCGCCCGGCGCCCGCAAGCCGGACGGCAAGTCATGAGCTGGGCATCACCTGGCGCTGGCAATGGCCTTCCGTTGATGACAGGCCCCCTCTCTCTCTACCTGTCGCCGACCGGTAGCGACACGAACAGCGGCACCGCAAGCAGCCCGCTGGCGACATTTGCGGGCGTTCGCAATCTGCTCCGCTCCACGTACCGCGAAATCGGCTACACGGTGACAGTCAACCCGGCAGCCGGGAATTACGCCGCAGGCCCCGTCATCACAGGGCTGACGTTTGTCCCCGCCGACGAAAACCTGCCATGCGGCATCTTCGTCAACGGTCCGTGGGCCACCGTCACACCCACCACCGGCAGCGCGACCGGTACTCTGACCAGCGTCACGGCAGGCACCAGCGCGCCCGCCGTCCCCACCGTCGTCACTGACTCCGGCGCCTCATGGACAGTCAACGACTTCGCGGACAAGTTCTTGGCGGTCAACGGTAACTACTGGCCAATCGTCAGCAACACGGCCACCACAATCACTCTCGCAGGGCCGTTCACGGTGACGACGTCGACCTACGCAATCCAAGAGGGCGCGTGTGTCATCACCGGCAGCTCTGCGGTGACTCCGCCGATTCCTGCCGGCGGCGCCACACAGGCAACGCCGCGCCAGGCGTGCATGATTGTTCACTCGAACTACATGGCGCGCTTTCCCGGCACCCTTGGGACGCCTGGTTGTCAGATTCGAATCGAAGGCATCAAGGTCAGCCCGTCAACCGCTGGCGCTGGCTACGTTGGCGCCTTCGTTTGCGGCTCGCCCGTCATCATCAATCGCTGTTTCCTGGGCGGCACCGCGTCGTCCGGCAGCCGCGCCGAAATCTACATGGACGGAGGCCGCTCGCTGGTGACCAACTCCATCGTCAAGGTCAACGCTTCGGGGAATGGGATTCTTCTTGGTGGCCCTGGCACGTTCAATGGCGATGGTAACTTGTTTACCAGCTACGCCAGCGGAGGAGTCGCCCTGGGTGTCGGCAGCCTGGCCAGCGGGTCAAATCTGATTTGTAGCGCCAACAGTTGCACCATCAAGTCCTACAGCACGGCCGGCATCAACATCGCCTCGCAGGCCGTTCTTTCTCTTGCTGGTACGACCATCAGCGTCGGCGGCCAAGGACTGCGCAGTCGTCTGGCTGACGGCTCAGTGGGCAACATCTTCATCAACGCCAACGGCCTGGACATCAGCAACTCGAGCAGCGCTGCCATCGACTTCACGGGTCCCATCACCCTGCAGGCAGCGCAAGTCACGGGCGGGACAAACACCACCGGCTGGAGTCTGGCGCAGGGCTCACGCATGAAGGTCGCCTCAACCTGCACCCTCACCGGCACCACCGAAGTCAGTCTTGACGGCACCGGCACCACACTGGCCGCCATGCGCGCGGGGGTGCCAAAGGTGCTTCCTGCGGTCGCCAGTCCGTACGGCACCGCCATCTGGGAGTGACGCGTGACGGTAAGCTTTCTTCGCGGTTGGGTGCAGCCGACGGGGCCTTTCGGCGGCTCACCTCGTCTCGATGAATCATTCCACATGCGCCTGGCCGCCCGCGTGGTGAACCTGCGCCGCTCGGTGCCGCTCTCGGTGCGCATCAACGACGACGGCACCACGGAACTTCAGTGGGACGTCGGCGCTGGCATCGTTGCGCTCGTGGTGGAGTCGACGGCGGAAGCGTAACTACTCCAACGCCTCCGCGATGGCGCAGCCTGGCTTGTGGCCGTCGTGCTTGTTTCCGCCGCACCATGGGCACTCGGCGTGCTCGGTAGCCCATTCAGCGCACGCCAGGGCCTCCTTCAGCTTCTCGACCTTGGCCTCTGCCGTCATTGCTCGTGTCTTGGCGTCGCCGACCATCTGCATGAGATTCCGAATTGCGTTGTCAACGCTTTCGGAGGATGCGGGCAGGTAGCTTACGTGGAAAACCTCGCGCTTCACCTCGTCACACATCGCCTGCCTCGATTCGACTCCTTCGGGTTCGGGGTGGGGCTGCGGTGCAGGGCGAAATTCAAGACAGCGCACATGCGGTCCGCGCGAAGGCCCGTAGCGGCAGCGCCCGCAAACTCCGAGGCCATTGCACGTTGAAATACAAAAGCAGTGGGAGTCCTTGGGGTGCCCACAAACGCAGAGGTCGGTCATGGATGGCCTCTTGCTGTGAAGACTTGCTGCACCATCTCGCGGTACTCGGCTTCCGTGCCGCCCCACCGTTTGAAGAGCTTCAGTCGCTCAAAGCGAGAGAGAACGACGTTGAATTCGAGAACAGCAACAACGATTGCCGACCCTGCGCGCCACGTAGGAAACAGGTCCTCGCTCGAGCGCTCGACCTCCCCGACAAGGCGCACCCGATAGAGCGAGCCCAGCACCGCACGAGAGGCGTAGTACCGCGCATACGGCCTGTCGCTCGTCGCGTACACCCAGTTGGCTGGCGTTCCCGGATCAGTGCCCTGCACCCAGGTCCCGTCGCGCTGTGCCTCGCACTGCTTGCATCCCTCAACGTGCCGATGACCAGCCATGTTCGGCAAGACAACGCTGCCAACCGCAAGACCCGCAACACCACCATGATAGAGATTCACGGCAAAGCCTCCGCTCTCGTTGCCACTCGCTCACGGCGCTTCATGCCGGCCAGGGCGTTGCGCCAGGCGACCGCTTCAGGCTCCCTCTTGTTGACACCGTCAAGGCACTCAATGAGGCCTGACCAGAGCTCGTTGGGCATCGGGTACTCGCGGTGCTCTGAGCGGAAGGCCTCGTAGGCGACATTACAGAAGAGGCACTGTGAGCTGCTGCATGCATCGCCATCGTGCACCCAGAAGAAGCGTACGTACCGCTCGCCCTCTTTGATTCTTCCTCCGCACGTTGAGCACTTCCGGGCCTTTCGACTGCGCCGCTGTTCCTCACTGAAGGCTTGCACGTAATTGCCGTCTGCCGACCAATCACACACGTTCGGCCTCCAGTTTCGCAATCGCCCTGTCGAAAATTGCCATGACGTCGGCGTGGGTGGTGGTGGGGAGGTCGTTGAAAACCAGCGACGGGCACCCGGCCTGCTCCTGAAGCGCTTTCTCGGCACCCCAGCTACACGCGCCCTTTCTCGCGGCCACCAGTGCCTCGTTCACGCAGAGGCGGCCCTGCTCGTCCTTGTATTGGTGCTGACACCACTTCTCCGGCTTGTCGATTTTCGCCCGTGCCGCGCGGAGGATTTCGAGGGGAGTCATGGTGTTGCCTTCCGTTTTCGGATTCGCAATCTCTTCATCACTTTGAGTGCTCCACGGTCGCCGTCAAGAACCGCAATCAGGAGCAGCATCAACTCTCGATGCTCCTCGCGGTGCTGCTCCGGCAACATTTCGTTGAACGGAACGGTTAGCTCGTTGATGGCCTCACGCGCGAACCAGACACGCTCTTCCAGGTACAGACGCTTTATGCTCATCGCTCCACCAGCTCGGCGAGGATTTTGGGTGGATTCGCCGCCTTCCACTCTGCCACCCAGTCGAGTGTCGTCTTCACAATCGGGTGCTTCGCCGAGAGCCAAGGATTGATGGCCAGAAACCACCGCTCAGCAGGTCGGCTTGCGTCAGGCTTGATGCCAGGCAGTTGGCTGTAGGAGCGCCCGCAGACGTTCGCGATTGTGCCAACCAGACAGCAACACTCGCCGGTGTACGTCGAGCCGTCGACGCGGCTTTCGCGCAGAGCCGACTCAAGGCCGTCGACTTCGTTGGGTGCGGCGCTGAGGACTTTGAGGAAGTCTTCCTTGATCCCGTCGAGGCCGGCGTCGGCGAGGTTGGCGCCGTCGAGGCTGGCGCGGGTGAGGTTGGCGTCGGTGAGGTTGGCGCGGGTGAGGTCGGCGCCGTCGAGGCTGGCGCGGGTGAGGTTGGCGCGGGTGAGGTCGGCGCGGGTGAGGTTGGCGCGGGTGAGGTCGGCGCGGGTGAGGTTGGCGCGGGTGAGGTCGGCGCGGTAGAGGTTGGCGTCGGTGAGGTTGGCGCGGGTGAGGTCGGCGCGGGTGAGGTTGGCGCGGGTGAGGTCGGCGCGGGTGAGGTCGGCGCGGTAGAGGTTGGCGTCGGTGAGGTCGGCGCGGGTGAGGTTGGCGTCGGTGAGGTTGGCGCGGGCTCCTCCCTCCTCTTCTCTGAGCCATTTTTGGTGCTGCTCAAGAACCAGCTTCAACTCTTCTTCGGTGTAAGTCTTTGCGGTCATTTTTTTTGCTCCAAGGTGGAAGAAAAGAACCCTCGCCGCACGTGGAGGGGGGCTGCCAGGTGCGGCGAAGGCGAGCGGCCTTTCGGCCGGCTCAGTGCTCAGTCCGAGCTTCATCCACTTCTCTCGAAACTCAGGGAATCGCGCGACCTGCGCGGCAGTCAGCTTTTCAATCAGTTTTTTGGGGCTCATCGCATCTCCAATTCCTTTTCAATCTCGGCAAGCAACGCCAAGTTCTTTTCGCGAAACCGTGCGCGCTCGGGGTCATCAAGGCTTTCCCGCACCGCTTTCGCGACCCACTCCAAATCCGGCGTCTTGGCTTCGCCGATTGGGACACCTTTAGAGCGACCGAAGGGGAGAACGGTCTCGCTGGCGGTCCGCGCCTGTTGCGTCGGTCCCGTTCGCGTGTGGCCGCATGCAGTTGCGTAGGCAATGGCCGCATGGTGGAGGCCCTTGCCAACGGCCAGGTCACCGGGCTCCGCGCTTGCGCTGCGAATGGCTGCACGGTTGAGCGCGGCCCATGCTTCGGGTTTGGTTTTCATTGGTCCCTCCACTTCTCAAGCATCTTGCCGTGTCCTACTACCGCCTGAGCGCGCGTCTCATACCTGTCGCAGTCGATGTCCAAAAAGTCTTCTGGTGAGGGGAAGACCATCGTCTCGAACCACAGCGAGGCGCCTTCAGTACCATGGTCAAAAGGGAGCGACACTGTTGAGACCAGCTTCCCGCTCGATGTTTTGTCTTGAGCCACAACCCTGTCCCTGAAAGGGAGGCTCATGGCTCTTGCAATCAGGATTGCAAGGGAGTCGTTCACGTCGCCACCTCCGGCGGCATGTCCGAGTCAGACGGCTCCGGCGGCTCGTACGGCGTCGGTTCCTCTCTCGGCGCCTCGACCGCACCAGTTTTCAGAAGTCTCATTTTGATGGGTTTCTTTCGTGGGAGCCGAATCTCGGCATTGATTGTGGCCTTGAGGTCAGGCGAGCCGCGCACGCGGATGGCCGTTCCGACTTCACCCGTAAACGAATCGGTGAACGGAGCGGGGTAGAGGGTGACGCGCTTGCCAATCCAAGCGTCGGTTTCGCGGCCAAACATGGCCTTGAAGCTCTCGCCGTTGGTTCGATTCAGCACCAGCTCAAGCGGGCGCTCGTGAAAGCTGACAATGGGTTTGGCCTTCGTACCTCCAGCGTCTTGCGGCAGGTCCTCCAGCCGAATCGCCTTGATGGTCAACGTCACGTCTTTGCCGCCGAACAACCCCGACTTCAGAAACCGCCCTGGAAACAACTTGTCAAAATCCATTTGCATCACTCCCTGTTGAGAAAACGAGTTCACTTTCACTCTCTTCGGTGGCGCCGTACGCCCAGTGCGGAAACTGGAAGGGGAGCGCGCTTTCCGCGTACCCCGGCCATTTCCCTGACCTGCGGCACCCGTCCACCAGTCGCAGCAGTCGGCGGTATTCCTGACGGCCCATTTCCAGCTCCGTTCCGCTCAGCTCGTACGCCTGCACCACGTAGGGCGGCTGATTCTCCACGGCCAGCAGCACGTACGGCAGTTGGCGGCCCGTCGCGGCGGTGTAGCCGTCGGAATAGAGCGCGGCCTGCACGTGGTACTGGAGGTTGAAGCCGGAGCGGCCGAAGGCTTCGGGGCTGGCGTCGCGCGTGGTTTTGAGGTCGACAATACACCCGGCTGCGCTCAGGAAATCGAGCCGCCCTTTGCATTTGACGGTGAGGCCCGGAACCTCGCCCGTCTGCTCCTCGACGTGCTGCCACACCACCGTGACTTCTGACTCGCCCATGACCACAAGCTCGGCAAAACGGCTGCGCTGCACCGCATGCTGAATCGCGAGCGCGTTCTCCTGTTGCTCCGTCGTGATGACGAGCCGCCCCGCATTCTCGTCGCAAAACGCGTTCCACGGCTCCCCGTAGCGGCGGCCACCGTCCCAGATTGCTACCGTCTCGGAGTACGTCGCTGGCTCGAAAACCGCCGCGTGCACCGCCGTCCCAAGGCGCATTGCGTCCGTTTCTGATGTTTTTGCCGTGAGCGCCGACAGGTAGTGAGCCGGACTCCGGGCCGCGTGCTTGAGCGTCGAGAAATTGACGGCGTCAATCGCGTCGTACTCCGCGCGCGATGTGCGGCCGACGATGGTTCCGCGCGGAGTCATCGGGCCGCCATCGCAATCGGCAGGTGTTTCGCCCATGCCGCTTCGTCGCAGGGAATCGCGCGACGAACGAGGAGCCGGTGAATCTCCTCAGGCTGCTTCGACTCCTCCAGAAGTTTGGTGTCTCCCTTCGGACCGGTCGCTGCCAAGTCCGCCAGCGCCGCGTTTGAGCCGAACCGTCTGATGCACCGCGCTCCGGCAATTTCCCATTCGTCGCCGTCGACTTGGCGAAGCAGGCCAACCAAGACGTAGGAATACGTACCGCCGCCCAACACCACGATTTTCACGCCTGGTTTCAAGTTTTTCTCCTGTGAGATTGTGATTTTTTGGCCGTCGCCGCCGCCGTCGCCGCCGTCGCCGTAGCCGCCGCCGCCGCCGTCGCCGTCGCCGCCGTCGCCGTAGCCGCCGCCGTAGCCGCCGCCGCCGCCGCCGCCGTCGCCGCCGTCGCCGTAGCCGCCGCCGCCGCCGTCGCCGTCGCCGCCGTCGCCGTAGCCGCCGCCGTCGCCGCCGCCGTCGCCGCCGTCGCCGTAGCCGTCGCCGTAGCCGTCGCCGTCGCCGTAGCCGTAGCCGCCGCCGCCGCCGTCGCCGCCGTCGCCGTAGCCGCCGCCGCCGTCGCCGTCGCCGCCGTCGCCGTAGCCGCCGCCGCCGCC